CTCAGCCTTTCGCTGCGCAAATCCTGGTGTCCACTCTATTTTTGCCGTTACGCTTCCATTCGCATCAGCTGAAGTAAACACACTCCCGCGAGGGGTTGTAATTCGAAATTCCTTTTTCTGTGCCATTTACTCACCTTCAATTCTCCAATGCGGTAACCCGCCGAACCGGTTATCTGACCAGGACAACACTTTGCAATGTCTCAACCGTACGTCTTTCAGATCAGCTGGTCTTTCAATCTCCTGATCATACTCACCAAGCACAATTTGATCATCTGTTTGGATAGTCCAATGTTCTTCCAGATCTTTCAGTTTTGCATATTCTTCCGGTGGAAGATACTGATCCGCATTCTCCACATCGGTAGGAATACGGATCTTATATACTTCTGCACTGTTTAGTCCAGAATCACCGGCGGATGCTTTGTGATCAACATATACATGCACATTCTCAATAATGGTTCTATGCCAGGTATCGAAACGGGTGAGTGAATCGTACCTATGGTTATAGATAGTTATCGTTGCATTCGTTAACATCATCATCCACCGCCAAACTCATTAATCCTGTATTGATCAAATACACTTCTGCGATTTCATATAACATCACATTCAATGGCTTACTCGTATTATATGACACGGAATAGCCATCATTATTTTCCGAAGTCTTTCCGTCACGCCGCTCATACTTATATGCACAATCGCACATTTCACAAAGTGCTGTTTTGGCTTGTTCCGGCCAGTTGTCTTCTTTCATTCGATCAAATGTATACTGGTTAAGTCTTGCACTCATTTTTAATTCCAAGGAAATCCAGCGGTTCTCCGGAATCAGAGAACCACCAAAAGAATCCTTGTAATACTCGTATGTCACATTCATGACATCACTCCTTACTCTCCGGCTTTGTGAACATAGATTGCTACTTTCTTATTGTCCTTCGCTTCTGCAATACCAACTGTTCTGTAACCGAACTTCCATGCATCAGCTGTCTGGTTCTGCTCCGGAGTGATAATCTTCGAAACTGTATGTTTCTGATACTGAATTGCTGCGTTTTTGTCCACAATCAAGAAATCAATTGCTTTTCCTCCCGTGGTTGCAAATCCACCTGCACCAGTTTTCGTCAGTGTGACCTTGTCAAAGAATCTGCTTGCTGGTACTTCAATTACTCCCGCCCAGTCTTCCATCGCCTTCTTTGATGCCGTTGTATCAAGGTCATCAATCATTCCTTTCAGTGTTGTCGAAATAAACAGGTAGCAAGTCTCTGTTTTAGCCTCCGCATTCTTAATTGCAGTCTTGCCTGCGCGAATTGCCGCAATACCTGCTTTTCCATCAGCAATCGCTCCTGTAGCAACATTGTTTCCTGATGCATATCCAGCATACTTCGCAAGTCTCCATGTATCCAATTCCGGCACTACCTGTGTACGTAAGAACTCACCGGACAGACGTCCAAACGCGATACCTGCAGATTCAATATTATCCATTGCATCTACAGTGAACATACGACCTCGATCATAATCACACTTCTTTGTTTCGTAATCAAGCGTTACATCTCCTAAGGCATAGCCTGTCTGCTTATCATAATCTGCTAATCCGCTCATAGACATCTTCGGGATTAAGATTTCATTCGCATTTGCGCCCTCCTGAGCTAAATCATTCGGTCCATCCAGCACTGCTGTTAATGATGCTAACTTGTATGCCTCATCCAGAAGTGTGGAATATGTTTTTCTTAATGCAATTACATTTGGCATATCTTTCTACCTCTTTCCTTATTTCTTTTCCGGCAGTCCCATAGCAGCGCGAATAGCTGAGACATCGTCTGCTCCTGGATCCGCTCCACCGCTAATGTTGGTTCCACCTACTGCATTGTTGATTGGTTCGTTTGCTCCGAACAGATATCCGTCTGACTTCTTTACATCCTCCAAAGCCTTTTTGATATCTGCGGATTGATTCTTTGATTCTTTCAGAGCATCGATATCCAGCATGGCAATAACAGCCTTTTCGTTTCTTCCACCGGCAGTCTTGACTGCTTCTTTGATAGAATCCATGAATACACGATCTGCCTCTTTCGCTGCGTATTCATCATCTTTTGCTTTCAGATCTCCCTGAAGCTTTGTGATCTGCCCCTGCAGATCTTTTATATCGACACCTTCAAACTCCTTCAGCTTGGCATTCACATCATCCAGAGAGGCCTTATAGTTGTCCCTCTGCGAAAC